ATTAGAATGAAAGCGGCTTCTGAAATACTAGACAGAACTGGTATAAGTAAACGTCAAGAAGTTAATGTAAATGGTCAAGTTTTGCATGGTGTTGTCATGTTACCGGCTAAAGATAAAATAAAAACAATAAATGAATGACAAGACGATACAATTTCAGTACAGAACAAAAGGCTAGGATAGAAGCTAGACGTAAATTACGAGAAAAAGAGAAGAAAGCTGAAAAATTAGCAAAGAAATTAGCTAATGAACGTCAAAAAGCAAAACAATTAAAAGAAAATCTTAAAAAAGTTGATGAAATCAACAAAAAAGGTGGTGCAATAACTCAAGAAGAGTTAGATACTGTACCAAAGTCAGTAAAAAAGTCAATAGAAGACCAAGCTGAAGTAGTTTTTATGCCAAATGAAGGCCCACAAACTAGTTTTTTGGCTTCGCCAGAGAAAGAAGTACTATATGGTGGTGCGGCAGGTGGTGGAAAGTCATTTGCATTACTAGTTGACTTGCTTAGATACTGTCATAACCCAAATCATAGGGCATTATTACTAAGAAGAACATTGGCAGAGTTAACAGAGTTAATAGATAGTAGCCGAAAACTCTACGCAAAAGCGTTTCCGGGTGCTATATTTAAAGAATCAAAGAGTACATGGCATTTTCCGTCTGGTGCAACAGCATTATTTTCGTATGTTGACAAAGACAGCGATGTAACAAGGTATCAAGGACAAGCATTTACATGGATTGGTGTAGATGAGTTAGGTCATTACCCTACTCCGTATGTTTGGAACTACTTACGTTCACGTTTACGTAGTACAGATAAAAGTATTGACACTTACATGAGAGCATCTTCTAACCCCGGTGGTGTAGGAGGATGGTGGATAAAGAAAATGTTTGTTGACCCGACAAAACCGGGTGAACCATTTTATGCTACAGATATAGATACCGGTGATATTTTACGATTTGGTAGATACCACGAAAAAGCAGGTGAACCTTTATTTCATAGAAAGTTTATACCTGCACGATTAACAGATAATCCTTACCTTGCTGAGTCTGGTGAATATGAAGCAATGCTATCATCACTACCAGAAGTAGAAAGAAAAAGATTATTAGATGGTGACTGGGATGTTGCAGAAGGTGCGGCATTTCCAGAGTTCAATAAACATATTCATGTTCTTGAACCATTTGAGTTACCTAACAATTGGATAAGAATACGTTCTGCTGATTATGGTTATTCATCACCAAGTTGTGTCCTTTGGGGTGCAGTTGATTGGGATGGAAATATAATTATATACAGAGAATTGTATCAGAGTGGACTTACGGGTGAACAACTTGCAAATAGAATAAATGACTTAGAGGTTTATGACCCACCAATGCACACTTCTGTATTAGACGCTAGTTGTTGGAGTAAATCAGGTATTGGCCCTAGTATTGCAGATAGTATTATTAGGGCAGGAATACGTTTTGTACCATCAAACAGAGATAGAATAGGTGGCAAAGTTGAATTGCATAGAAGATTATCTATACAAGAAAAAACAGGCGAACCACAATTAAAAATATTTTCTAATTGTATAAATTTAATTAGAACATTACCAACAATACCTTATGCAAAAAATAATGCAGAGGATGTTGATACAAAAACAGATGACCATGCTTATGATGCTTTACGTTATATGGTTATGACAAGACAGACAGGCGAACGACAACGTGCCGCTTACAATTTAAATAAATTAAAAGCAGAAACATATGAACCAGTTGACAGGATTTTTGGATATTAATAAATACGATATAGGTGACAAGGTTATAAAACCTAAGTTATCCGATATTGCGGGAGGTAATATTACAGTTGAACAGGCTTTTGATTTACAAATTGATGATTTACAAAATAGTATAAAAGGTAAAGATATAAAGCAACAAAGAACTATTAGAAAAAATATTAAAGATTTAATAAGAACAAAAACTCGTGTTCTAGCTACTATAGATGGTTCAACTACTGTAAAAAGTTTAAATAATATAGATTCTATTCAAGATTTATTAACAAATGCATCTAGTAATGAATGGTTTACAAAAGGTAAAGGTGCAGGTGCAAGAAATTTTTTTAGAGATATAAGTAGAGTTGTATCTTATAGTGTAGGTAAAGAAAATAATAAATTTATAACATTTAAAAATCTCCAAGGTGGTAAAACTTTTGAAAATGCTATTAAATATACTGCAGATGTAGCAGAAAGAGCAGTTGTATTTAATGATAATATATTTAAAACTGTTGTACAAAGTTTAGACAATATTGATGATTTAAAATTAGATAATATTCCTAAAGGTAGTACAAGTAGATTTGCTAAAATAGTTGCATTAACAGGTATGCGACCAGAATATTTAGCTGAGTTAAAATTTGAAGATATTGATTTTGAAAATGGAACTATTAAATATAAAGATTTTAAACAGCCGGGTAAACCTAAAATTACAACTGTTTCCGTTAATAAAACAGCATTAGCAATATTAAAACAACAAAAAGATGCTAGTATTAATCATGGAGTAGGTGGTGCAAGAACGTTGTTTGTGGGTACAGCAAATCAATATTCAAAACCTATAAATAAACATTTTAAAAATATTGGTGCATATGTACAATTAACTGATGGGTCAGTATCTAAATTTCAGTTATATGATTTTAGACGATTACAAAAAGCTAGATTAATGGCTAATAATGTACCTCAAACTGTTATAGATGCTATGATGGGTCATTCATATAAAGGCCCCTATGCAAAAGGTATAATGGAAGCAGGAATGACAAATGCTGATATAAGAGCAGGAGTTGCAAATGCAGAAATTGATTTTTATAATAGAGCAGGTTATAGTGGTGATGCTATTGCACAATTTTCTGGTTCTAATGTAGAGGGAAAACCTAAAATTAGAGTAAAAGCAGGTACAGGGCCAACAGACCCACCAGATTTACCTCCTCAAGACCCGCCTTCAACAGGTGGAGTTACTACTACTAGCACTAAAATAAAACCAACTAAAACAAATTGGGCTAAAAAATGGGGTGGTAAATTTTTAAAATATGGTGCTAGAGTTGCAGGAGCTTTACTTCCTTTGGAAGGAGTACAAGCCGCAAATGTAGCTATAGGAGGAGAGGAAGGTGTATTACCAACAGATGATGAAGGGCGAATACTTGGATTCATAGAACCAACTCCTCAAAGAGAAGCAGAAGCAATGACTGAATTATTTAACATTCCTACTTATCCAGAAGGACATGAAAAAGCCGGACAACATATTCATAGTGTTAAAGATTATGAAGAATTAAATATGCCAGAACAATTAAAAGAATTTGACCAACAAAGTAGATTTTAAAATACCACAATCTATAAAGATTGGATATAGAAATTATAAATTAGAAAAGTGGAAACAAACTGTTGCTAGTGCAAATGAAGCACATGGTCAGTTTTTTGCAAAAGAAGGAGTTATCGGTTATGCCGATGAAGAAAATGGAGTTTCTCATGCAAACACATTATTGCATGAATGTTTACACGCAATAGTGTATCAATGGAATATTGACTTGGGTGAGAAAGAAGAAGAAACTTTAGTTAATGGTTTAGCTAATGGTTTAACAACGATATTTGTAGATAATCCAAATTTATTAGATTATTTAAAAACTAAAATTAAGGAGGGCTAAATGCCACAACCAATAATGACCAAATATAAGCAGGGTGACCTTGGTATGCCCTACCCAAAGAAAAAAGATAATATGAAAAACATCAATATGTCTTCTCACAATGGTGGAGAAGCAGATGGTAGTGTTGCTACTAAAGATTATCCAAAAGAAAAAAAACAATACGTTCAGCCTAGTGTGTTTGCAATGGCTGATAAAAAAGACTACTAGGAGGAAATATGAAAAACATGAATGGGCCAGATATTATGTCAAGTTATACAAAAAAGTATAAACAAGGCGAACTTTCTGATGCCGGTGGTAAAAGTTCAAATGCAAAACCAGAAGCCTTTGCGTCAAAAAAATTTAAGCAAGGCGAATTAAGTGGAGCAAGTGAAAAACCCGGTGCAAAAAATAAAGGCCAAGGCTTAACAGCTATGGGTGCAGATAAAAGAGATTATTAATTTAATAAAGGAAAATAATGGCCATAGATAAAACAGATGAGGCCAGAGAGATAGATAATGCCGAGAATGTTCCCGGTTTAGTTGCTCATGTTAAAAAGAAATTTACATCTGCTGAAGATGGTAAACATGAAGACGAACAAAGATGGTTAAAAGCATATAAAAACTATCGTGGTATTTTTGATAGTACTACACAATTTCGTTCTTCAGAAAAATCTAAAGTATTTGTAAAAATAACAAAAGTAAAAGTTCTATCTGCTTATGGACAAATTGCAGACATATTATTTGCTAATAGTAAATTTCCACTATCAGTAGAATCTACTCCTGTACCAGAAGGTATAGCAGAGTTTGCACATTTACAAACACCTCAATCACCACCATCAACACCAGACCCTTATGGATTTGAAGGTGATGGTAGAATTTTAGAACCGGGTGCTTTAGAAGCAACACAACCTAATTCTTTTTTAGGTGGTTTATCTGAAAAATTTGCGGGAGCAAATCTACAAGAAGGTGCGGCTAAAATGGGAGAACCTCAAATTAGTCCATCACAAGAAACTGCTCGTAAAATGGAAAAAATGATACATGACCAGTTGCTTGATACATCTGCTGTAAATGTATTAAGACATTCTATATTTGAATGTGCATTATTAGGTACAGGTATTATTAAAGGGCCATTTAATTATAAAAAAACAGTTCATCAATGGAATGGGGTAGGTGAATCAAAAGAATATACACCTTATGATAAAGATGTTCCAAAAATAGAAGCAGTATCATGTTGGGATTTTTTTCCAGACCCATCAGCTACAAATATAGAAGATTGTGAATATGTTATACAAAGACATAGATTAAATAGAGAACAATTAAGAGATTTATCAAATAGACCTTATTTTGATAATGATGCAATTTTAAAAGTTTTAGATATTGGGCCAAACTATGAAGAAAAGTATTATGAACAAACTATTCATGGCGTTAATGACCCAACATACGTAGATAATAGATACGAAGTTTACGAATACTGGGGTAACTGTGATGCTTCACTATGTGAAGAAATAGGAATGAGTATACCTCAAGGCATGGATGATTTAAAATCTGTACAAGTTAATGTATGGGTTTGTGGTAATGAAGTTATTAGAGCAGTTATGAATCCATTTACACCTGCTCGTATACCTTATCAAGCATTTCCTTATGAGTTAAATCCATATCAATTTTTTGGTATTGGTGTTGCTGAAAATATGGAAGATGCACAGTTATTAATGAATGGTCACATTAGAATGGCTATAGATAACTTAGCACTTGCAGGTAATTTAGTATTTGATATTGATGAAACTCAATTAGTTCCCGGACAAAGTATGGATATATTTCCGGGTAAGATATTTAGAAGACAATCTGGTGTAACAGGAACAGCAGTAAATGGTATTAAGTTTCCTAATACAGCAGGTGAAAATGTTCAGATGTATGACAAAGCTAGACAACTAGCAGACGAAGAAACAGGAATACCATCTGTAACACATGGACAAACAGGTGTAACAGGCACTGGAAGAACAGCCGCAGGATTATCTATGATTATGTCTTCGGCAGGTTTATCAATAAAAACTGTAATAAAAAATATAGATGACTATCTATTAAAACCATTAGGTGAAGCATTTTTCCAATGGAATATGCAATTTGGAAATACACCACAAATAATTGGTGATTTAGAAATAAAACCTAAAGGTACTTCCGCAGTAATGCAGAAAGAAGTTAGAACGCAAAGATTAACTACTTTATTGCAAACAGTTTCAAACCCAATGTTAGCTCCATTTATAAAATTACCAAACTTAATGAAGGAATTAGCAATATCACAAGATATTGACCCAGAAAGTTTAGTAAATGATATGAATGAAGCGGCAATCTTTGCAGATATGTTGAGAGGATTAGCAAATGTTCAAGGCACAGGCCCAGAAACTCAGCCCACTGGTGAACAACCCGGAGGCATGGGAAGCCCTACAGGAGTACCTGCAGGAGCAAATCAACCAAACGTACAAGGCGTTGGGGGTGGCGAAATCGGAGTCGGAAATGTTCCACAAGCAGGGGAGTCTGGCTTCACTGGTACGCCTCAAGAACCTCAAGGAGGAATCTAGAATGGCTTCAAATGTAGGAGATAAAGAGTAATGCCACACGTAACAGGACACTCACCACATGGAGATGGTTGGGGTAATACAAAACCTTTAGCACCTCCCGGACAAAACCCCTATGGTCAACATAGTGGTTATGGCAGTAATAATGATTCTAATCAAAATGTAACTTCTGCATCTGGTGATAAAAATAAAACTAATAATAGTTGGGATAGTATTTGGGATAATAATTCTGTTGAAGCAACTAATTGGAATAAAAATGATAATAATAAAGGTAGTGCAAGTGAAACTAACGCAAATTGGAGTACAGACAGCTATCCAGACCCAAACCCTGCAAGTGATTTAAATTATAATGAAATAAATTATAATAATCAACAAAACGTTGCAAAAGTAATTGACCAATGGCAATTAGATAATGATGATACTAATACATTTTTTACTGGTGGCAATACAATAATTAATAGTAAAGATAGAGAAACACAAGAATTATATACAGCAGGTACTGATATTTTAAATGCTTTAGGTTTAGACAATAATAAAAAAAATATGCAAATTGCGTTAAATATTTTGCAAGGTGGGGAAAGAATCTGGGGAAAAACAAAAAGAGCATTAGAAAATGCCACACAATCTCAAATTAATGCTATAGCAGAAATTAAAGGTCAAGATATAGGGGCAACAGGTAAATGGAATACATGGGGAACAAATTTACGTGGAGATGCTACATGGGGTGGTAGTCCTACATCACAAGAAGATTACCAAGATAAAATGGCTATATTTTCTGGAAATTGGGATGCGAGTTCACCCTTATATAATTATCAACAAATGCTTGTAGATAATTGGCAAACAGTAAATCCAAATTATAAAAGTTCTGGTTCTAATAAATTAGGTAAAGCAATTTTAGGTGCTATGATGCCTCTTCAAACTGCAGGATTTATGTGGGGTTTAAATGGTATTGAAACATTAAAAGGAAATAAAGCTAAACCTACAAATTTAAAAGAAGCAATAATAAATCCTTTAGGAACTATAATTCCGAATGGTTGGATAGCTGACCCGAAAGATGGTGTAAAAAGTTTAACAATTAATGGTCAAGAAGTTACAATTAATAATAAAACAATAAATAGTGGTGATGGTGGTGTTTTTACTAAATATGATTTATTAGAGGCAAATTTAGGAAAAGATAGTGGTGTAACTTCTTCTGCACCTTATTATAATACAGGTAATAATATTGAAACAGATTTTGTAGAAGTAGATGAAACTGAAGAAACACAAGATGAAGGGGAATCTGAAAACACATTAACAGCAGATAATAATCCTGCATGGTGGAATTTTAAATTATTTGAAACAATTTTTTCTCCTCTTTCTGATTTAAAATATAAAACAGGTGATACAGTAGAAAACGATACAGTTGCAAAAAACATGATAATGAATGTTATTGAACAAGCAAAAGTAGATGACCAAGCAAAAGCTGTATTAAAACATTTAGTAGAAGACAATGAACAAATTTCTAATATTGTGGATACTTATCAAGATATTAAAAAAAGTGTAACAGATGTAATAGGGCCTTTAGATATATCTGCAAATATATCAGATGCATCAATACAAGCAGAAACCCCATCTGGTTTTATGACAAAAGTAGATTTAGATGATAAAGAATTATCAATAAATAAACAATTAGGTAATTTAGATTTAACAGCTAGTTATAATCCAAGTGAAAAATCTGGATTTTTAGGTTTAACAAAGGCATTTTAATATGGTAGGATTTATGAGAAAACCACAAATGATAAATGACCCAAATGCGGCTCCTGCATCTTTACGAGCAGATGATGTAGATTTACAAGCACAAGAAGGTGATTTTATTATGGGTTATCCTGCTATGCAACAAAATGGCCCTAAAGTACGTAGTTTAGTAGAACAAGCTATGTTACGAGCAAAAGACGCAGGTGTTAAAACTAAAGGTTACAAACAAGGTGATAAAGTAGATATACTTGTACATAATGGTGAAATGCAAATACCACAAGAATTAGTACCATATGTTGATGGAGGTTACGCTGAATTAAAAAAATTAAATAAACCTTCTAAGTATGATGAAGGAGGAACTATTTATGAAGAAGTTGAAGGCCCTGTTGGTATGCCTTTAATGCAATCTATTGAAGATAGAGATAAAGCATTAGCCGAAAGTAGTAAAAGAGAAGACGAAAAATTTTTTAAACGAGCAGAAGAGTTTAATAACCAAATATCTGCACCAACACAGGGAGCAATTGAATTTGAAGCAGGTTACATTGGTAAAAAATTGTGGAATCAAACAAGTGAAAAAGTAAAAAAAATTATAAATACTAAAGCATTTGATAAAGGTAAATATGTAAATAACATGATGTACCAAGAAACAATGTCAAATTTAAAAAATGCAATTGAAAAATATGGTACAAAAGATACTGAAAAACTTTTAGATGTGTCATTTTTATATAATGCAATAGCAGGTACAGAAACAAATTATTTAATGGATAAAGCTAATTTTGCTACAGGTAATGGTAGATTAAATGCAGAAGTTAAAATAAAAGATAACAGTTTAGAATTTATTTATCCAGATGGTACACCAAATTTATTTGGAGCTAACGATACACCAAAAAATTATTACGATAGACCAGATAGGCAATTACCGGGTTGGGATACAACATATGAACAATTAGTAGATTTTTTAATAGATGTTGAAGGATTTGATGCAGTGCCAAGACAAGATGGTAATCAATATGTTATTGGGCATGGACATAAAATAACAGAAAAAGATACTGAATTATTAGAGATATTAAAACAAAATGGAAGAATAACTGAAGATTACGCTAATGAGTTATTAGCGGCAGATATTTTAATAGCACAAGATGATGCTAGGGCAAATTATAATAAGCATACTAACTCTAAAACTTTTGATGATTTAGATTATAATTCAAAAATGATTCTTATGGAGAAAAATTTTCATTTAGGTAGAACAAGAGCAAGTAAATATACTAATCTTTCTACAGCAATACAAAATGGAGATTGGGCGGCAATTTCAGAAGAATCAAAAGCAAGACAAAAAATAAATGGTAAATTAGAATTTACTGATGGTATGCAAAAACGACATAACGAGTTTCTTAAATATTTTGTAACACCTTTTTCAATGGGTGTATAATATATTTTAGATGGCGACCTGTACATAATGTACAGCCCCAAAAACAACCGAGCTACCCTTATTAAAAGGCACTCAAGGAGGAAAAAATGGTAGATGAAGCTAAACAAGAACAAGACTTAGAGCCTACCCCATATAAACATTCTAACAGAAGAGAGTTAGATGAAACTGAAACAGTTGAAACACAGGACACCGAAGAGGCTACTCCTAAAAAAACAACTAGCTTTTTGGAAACAGAAAAGCCAACAAAACAACAAGAACATGATTTTCAAAAACGTTATAATGATTTAAAAGCTCATTATGATAGAAAAGTAAACGAATGGAAAGAAAAAGAAAAATCTCTTTCTGAACAATCTAAACCAACTTATAAAGCTCCAAAAAGCCCAGAAGAGTTGGCGATGTTTAAAGAGAAATATCCAGATGTTTATAATGTTGTTGAATCTGTTGCTCATTTACAAGCTGATAAACGAGTGGAAGATATTGAATCTCGTTTAGAAGAATTAAGAAGTGAGGAATCAAAATTAGTGCAACAAACAGCATTAAAAGAATTGAATGTATTACATCCAGATTTTAATGAATTAAAAGATAACACTGATTTTAATAATTGGCTTAATGAACAACCAATAAGTATTTCAGATGGTATTTATAAAAATAATACCGATGCAAAATGGGCCGCTAGAGTAATTGATTTGTATAAAGCTGACCACAATCTACAAACAAAAAAAACGACTAGACCTAATGCCGCAGAGGCTGTTACTAGAACTAAACGAGGTTCTATTACAACTGAAGGTGGTAAAAAGATTTGGTCAGTGTCTGAGATTGCAAAACTCAAACCTCAACAGTATGTTAAATATGAAAAAGACATAGATTTAGCGAGGAAAGAGGGTCGCATACAGGCATAATTAACCTTTTAACTGGAGAAAATTATGGCAATTACAGTATCAGCCGGTTACGACAACTTACCATCGGGTAATTGGTTACCGGTAATTTATAGCCAAAAGGTTCAAAAGTTTTTCCGTACTGCTTCGGTTGTTGAAGATATTACCAACACCGATTATGCAGGAGAGATTGAAAATTACGGAGATACAGTTAACATTGTAAAAGAGCCAACAATTAGTGTGGCATCTTATACTAGAGGCGGTTCAATCAACATCCAAAATTTGGCTGATGACCAACTGCAACTAGTTGTAGACCAAGCTAATGCGTTTGCTTTTAAAGTTGACGATATTGAAGAAAGACAATCTCACGTAAACTGGGAATCTTTGGCGACATCTTCTGGGGCATATGCTCTAAAAGATTCTTATGACGAAAACGTTATTGCGGCTATGCTTTCTGGTGCAGGTACAACTGTAGGTTCAGATGGTTCTGGAACAGATACGGGCTTTGGCTCTTCTGAAACAGACCCTCTTAACATTATGGCTAACTGTGCTAAGAGATTACATGGAGCAGACGTTCCAACTGAAAACAGATGGTTTTTAGCTTCACCTGAGTTTTATGAGCAACTTGCTCAAGCATCAGCGAAGTTAATGGATGCATCTGTAACAGGAGATGGCAAATCACCTATCAGAAATGGTAAGGTAGTTGAAGGTCAAATTCAAGGTTTTTCTTGTTATATGACTAACAATTTTGCCGCTTCATCAACATCTAACTATTACAAAATTTTATGGGGCCACATGAGTTCTACTGCAACTGCTAACGCTATTGCAAAGACAGAAGTTGTGAGAGACCCAGATTCTTTTGCTGATATTGTTAGAGGTTTACACGTATTTGGCAGAAAAGTGCTTCGTTCGGAAGCATTAATGGCTAGACACTTATTAATTGATTAAGGAAGGAGATACAAATGGCGACTCATAGTAAAGTTATTGGTTCAACATCTGGGCATCCTTCGACTAGAAGAAAGCCTTATTACGTTGAAAATACAATTGACAACTCTTTATTTGACCCGGCAAGTGCGGACATTATACAAGCTCTAAACGTACCGGCAGAAACAGTTGTTTTGAGTGCAGGACTAGAAGTGCTAACAGCTTCTTCTTCTTCTGTTACTTTTGATTTAGGTATCACAGGTTCTACAGCAGGACACCATGACCCAGATTGTTGGGTTGATGGTTATGATGCAACTGGAACAGGTCATGCTCCAATGGATGCTACTGATGCGGCACATCAACTTGTCGTTAAAACAGCAGATACTATTGATATTTTAGTTGGCGGTGCACAAGACACTGCAGGTAAAGTAAGAGTATGGGCAATTATGTGTGATATTAGCGGTTCAGATGAAACTGCTTCTAACTCATCATAAAATAAATTAACTTAGGGGGATGAAATATTCCCCCTTTTTATAAAGGAATCATATGGCTAAATGGGATATGACAAAGACTGAAAAAATTACTCCTTTATTCGATGATAATGATTTAAAGGAGGATGTATCTAGATTAGAGAAAAAGATAGATACAATATTAACCTTGCTTATTAATAAGGAGGCAAACAATGACAAGGATAGACCTAAGCCCGTTTCGGGCAATGACAGTGGGGTTTGATAGCTTATTTAACGATATAGCTGACTTTCGCCCAAGTAGTTATCCACCCTATAATATTGAAAAGGTAGATGACTATGAGTATAAATTAACTTTTGCTGTAGCAGGATTTTCTGAAAAAGATATTTCTGTAACACAAAAAGAAAATACTCTAGCAATAGAAGGAACTAATAATCCTTCAGACAAAGAATATCTTTATAAAGGTATAGCAGAAAGAACATTTAAACAATCATTTAAACTATCTGAATACATGAATGTTAAAGAAGCTAAATTAAAAGATGGTATGCTAAATATAACCTTGGTACAAGATTTACCAAAAGAAAAGCAACCACGACAAATTAAAATAAATTAAATAATGTGGGGTGTAACAGCCCCACGAAACGAGTTTAAAATGATTAAAATATGGTTTATGCTAATATTAGTATCTATGCCAAATGCACCTTCAATTAAATATAATGGATTTTTATATTCAAGTGAAGAAGAATGTCAAATTGCAAGATATGAATTTTATGAAGTATATAATAGTAAACCAACAGAATATAAATCAGTAACAGCAATAGATGCATATTGTATAGAATTTGAAAGTTTTCCAATAGCAGGATTAAATAAAACAGGAGCATAATGGCAACAACATATTTAACATTAGTAAATAATGTATTAAATGAATTAAATGAACCAGAGTTAACATCTTCTACTTTTTCAAGTAGCAGAGGTATACAAACATCTGTAAAAAAATTTGTAGTTAAAGCTATGCATGAAATATATAATTCATTATCAGAAATTCCTGATTTATATTTATCTACAACACAAGATACAGATACAGGTAAAAGAACATATGATTTACCTTCATCTGCATCGCCGCAAAGTACAGATTTACAATATAGAAAAATAGATTGGGATACATTTAGATTAGTACCAAAAGAATTAGTTACTAATGGAGAATTTACATCTAATATAACAGGTTGGACTACAGGGGATGGAAGTCCTTCATATACAAGTAGTGGCAATGGCAGATTAAATTTAAATGATGCGGCCGCATATCAATCAATATCTACTGTAAAAAATAAAGTTTATAGATTACAAGTTAGAGTTATGAGTCCTAATAGTTCTACTAGTACTGTAGCAATAAAAGTAGGAACTACAGCAAGTGGTGGAGAAATTTTAAGTACAACTAAATCTGTATCAAATTTTGGTGATGGTGCAATATTAGATACAACATTTACAGCGACTACGCAAACAGCATATATATATTTTGAAACTGCATCTGGAGTACAATTAGATATAGATTACGTAAGAATATCAGAAAACATACCAGTAAAAAAATTAAAATATATTACATATGATGATTGGAATGTTAGATATTCACAAACAGATTTAACAAATAATTCATCATCTTATGGTTGTCCAGATATAATATATCCTACACAAGATAAAAAATTTGGATTAAGTCCAATACCAGACCAAAGTAATTATACAGTGCAATATGAATATTGGAAAGTACATACTGATTTATCTGCACATGGTGACACAATGGATTTAGATGATAGATTTAAAGATGTAATTACTACAAAAGCTAAGTATTATGCTTACGTATTACGTTCAGACCCACAAGCCGCATCTATGGCTGTTAAAGAATATGACAATCAATTGCAGTTTTTACGTTCAGAATATATTAATACAAAAACATACATGAGAGATACAAGAGTTAACTAATGCCAGATACTTCACAAATATCACCATTTACAGCAAGTTGTGGTGGTGGATTGGTTTTAAACAAAGATGTATTTACAATGCATCCCGGAGAAGCATTGCAATTACAAAATTTTGAACCAAGTATTGAAGGTGGATACAGAAAACTAAATGGAACAACAAAATTTAATTCAACAATAGTACCGCAAGTTTCTGCATCTACTGAACGAATACAATTATGTGCAATATTTAATGACCTTATTGTAACAGCAAGAGGTGGGACTGTAAGAACAGGAACTACTTCTGGTAGTTGGACTTCTCGTGCTACAAGTAAAGGTACAACAAATACTTATGATTTTGATAAATTTAATTTTAATGGTACTGATAAAATAATTATTGCAACAGGTGAAGCGGCCGCTTTTACATTAGATACTAGTTACACCGAAGATATTATAAATGCAACAGGTGGTGGTACTGCACCAACAAATCCTAAATTTGTAAAATCATTTGCAAATCATATGTTTTATGGCGGAATGTCAAATGCAACATCTACATTACAATTTTCTGGGCCATACACTGAAGATGATTTTGACACTGGTGGCGGTTCAATTATTATGGGTGATGTTATCACAGGAATGAAAGTGTTTCGTGATGAATTATTTGTATTTTGTGAAAGTAGTATATATAAAATAGCAGGTACTAGTTCTAGTAATTTTGCAAAAGCCGAGGTAGCAAAAGGTATAGGTACTTTAGCACATCATTCAATACAGGAATTAGGTGGTGACCTTATATTTTTAGCGGCTGATGGTTTACGTACAATTGCAGGTACAGCAAGAATTGGTGACGTAGAATTAGGTACAGTATCAAAACAAGTACAAGATAGAATAAATGATATTGGTTATGATAATGTTACAGCGTTAGTTATAGGCAATAAATCTCAATATCGTTTATTTTATCCTAAAACAGCAGGTGCAGAAGATACTGCAAAAGGATTAATTGCTGTTATAAAATCAAATCCAAATACTCAAGCTATGGGTTTTGAGTATGCAGATATAAAAGGATTAAAAGTTTCTTGTTGTGATTCTGATTTAATTAGTAATACAGAAACTACAGTATCTGGTGGATATGATGGGTATATTTATAAACAAGATGATGGTAATGTATTTACAAGAGCAAGTACAACAGGAACAATAGAAGCTACTTTTAGGTCACCAGATATGACAATGGGTGACCCCGGCATAAGAAAAAATATGCAAAGAATAAATGTTAACTGGAAACCAGAAGGTACAGTTAGTGCTAGTATGTTTGTACGTTATAACTACGATGATAGTAGCACACCACAGCCAAGTTCTTTTAGTTTAGAAACATCTGGAACAGGGGCAATATTTGGTACTGGTAAATTTGGTACAGCAGTTTTTGGACAAGGAGATTTACCAATAACAAGACAAGCAATAGAAGGTTCTGGATTTGCTGTTGCATTAAAAGTTACGGATACAAGTCAAAATAACCCTTTTACATTAAAAGGATTTGAATTAGAATTTACACCGGGAGGAAGAAGATAAATGGGTGCAACATATACAAGACAAAGTTCAAGTAACATTGTTGATGGAAATGTCATTGAGGCATCAGATTTAAACAATGAATTTGACCAATTACTAGCGGCATTTGCTGTTAGTACAGGACATACTCACGATGGTACTGCGGCTGAAGGCGGCCCAATTACTAAATTATTAGGTACAGCAATTACTATTGGTGATGCAACATCTGGTACAGATATAGCAGTTACATTTGATGGAGAATCAAATGATGGTGTATTAACATGGATGGAAGACGAAGATTATTTTCAATTTTCCGATGATTTATTACTTAGTACAACAGAAAAATTACAGTTTAGAGATACAGCAATATATATTAATTCATCTGCTGATGGACAATTAGATTTAGTTGCTGATACAGAAATACAAATAGCGGCTACAACTATAGACATAAATGGTGCTGTTGCACTTAATGGTGCTATTACAGGTGCTACTAATATTACTTTATCTGGTGAATTAGATGCGGCTACTTTAGATGTATCTGGAGATGCGGATATTGATGGTACACTTGAAGCAGACGCAATAACTATAAATGGAACTGGAATAGGTTCTATCTATCAAGTTTTAGCAGGTAGTTCAGATACAGTAACAACTGGGGCGTTAAACTCTGGTTCAATAACTTCTGGATTTGGAACTATTGATACTGGCTCATCAACAATTACAACAACAGGATTAATTACTGGTGGTTCATTAGATATTGATGATGTTTTAATTAATGGAACAACAATAGGACATACTGATGACACAGATTTAATAACAGTAGCAAATGGTTTAGTAACTGTTGCAGGTGAAGTTCAAATGACTACGCTAGATATAGGCGGAACAAATGTAACATCAACTGCGGCAGAATTAAATATACTTGATGGTGTAACATCAACTGCGGCAGAAATAAATATATTAGATGGAGATAATAGTGCTTCTTCAGTAACTATTGCTGATGCTGACAGAATTATCTTAAATGATAATGGCACAATGAAACAAGTTGCTGTTACTGCACTTAATACTTATACAAGTGCAAGTATAGCGGCAGATGATATTTCTACAGGTGATGGAGCAGTAACTTTAGCTACATCTTCTGGTAATATTACAATAGATGCTCAAGCAGGTGATGCTGATATTATATTTAAAGGAACTGATTCAAGTTCTGATATAACTGCTTTAACTCTTGATATGAGTGAGGCAGGAGCGGCAACATTTAATGATAAAATTATTGCAACAGAATTAGATATATCTGGTGATGTAGATATTGATGGTACATTAGAAACAGATGCATTAACTATTAATGGC